CGGTTTTGATTTGAACGGGTACCCCGTTGCTACATCAACCCTTGTTCCTTCAAACTTGTCAAAAGGTAGTTCATCTACATTGTCAGCCATGATTTTTGGTGACTTCTCGAAGATGGCCATTGGCTCTTGGGGTGGAATGGAACTCACAGTAGACCCATTTAGCGGCGCAACCGCCGGTTTGACCAATGTTGTGTTGAACGCTTATTTGGATTGCAATTTGTTGCAACCAACCGCATTCGCTGTTTGCAAAGACATCGTTGCATAATTAATTGCCCGTGCGGGGGCATTAAAGTTCGCACACGGTGGGTCAACTTGACTGTTTGGCCCACCGGCCATGAAAGTGAAATTTTTGATTAACCCATCGGGCAAATTTAATTTGTCGTACAATATTGGCGAAATCGTTGAAATGGAATCCAAACAAGCGGAATTATTGTTGGAGGCCGAGGCGGTTGAACTGGTTATTGAAGAAGTAGTTGAAAAGCCCAAAGCAAAGAAAAAACCCGTTAACCCTGAAACCGCATTGGATGCGGAATAACCATGTTTGTTGCACGCAATTACACCGCATTTTCACACGCCGCAACCGATTATATTTCGGTCGCTGATGCAAAGACGCATTTGCGCGTGACATCATCATCCGATGACACATACATCGGTGGATTGATTGCAATGGCATTGGATGCGTGCGGTCAATATATTGGTTATACGGTAAGAAAAGGAACGGCCAAATATGGTTTTGATGGATTTACCGGTCAACCGGCCCTGATTAACCCCGTGAACGGGTTAAACATCCCGTCCGGTAATTATTTGCGCATTAATTCACGCGTTTTGGCGGTGAATTCCGTTTCTTATGTAAACGATTCCCAAGCCATCACCGCATTTGATTCCGCTGATTGGATCACCGCGCCAAATCCAATGGGGTTGTTTTCACGAAACATATTTATTGAAAACGCGCCAACAAGCGTGACCGATGATGTCATCAAATACATTGTTGAAATCACCGAAGGTTTTGAACTGGCAAGCGCAACAAGCGTAAACCCCGACACATTGTTTCCGGCATCAATTAAACATGCGGCATTGTTGTTGGTTGGTCAATATTATGACAACCGGATGGCCATCACCGTTGGTGTTCAAAACAACCCGATTCAATTTGGTTTTCAGTATTTGTTAGACCCTTACAAAATTAGCGTTATATCATGAACCCCGGATTGATGGATGAATTGGTCACAGTTCAACAATTTACAACAACCACCGATTCAAACACCGGTGAAAAGTTGCAATCATGGTCGACCTATTCAACCCCATGGGCAAGGATTCAGGAAAGCGAATCGGGTTCGGAATCGGTTGATTCGGACCGCCGCGAAGCAAAACAAACCGTGACATTTTCAATGCGATACGATTCAGGCATCACAACCAAAATGCGCATTCTTTGGGAATCCAAATATTACAACATCATCAATATTGCGGATTTGGAACGCCGCATGTATTTACGCCTTCAAACTGAATTAGTGCAATGACAAAAACAACGGCATATTTTCAGAAAAACAAATTGGCAATTGATGAATTCCGCAATTTGCAAATTGATTCGCCCATTATGGGTCAATTTATCGAGCAAGCCGGGCGCATATTTATTACATTGGCAAAAGCGAAAATCAATGTCAAAACCGGCAATTTGCGCAATTCAATTGGATTTATTGAACGCGACAACCGTGGCAAGGGTCGCGCATTCCGTTTGATTGGCGCGCGTGTTTATGGTCCTTACAAGGGATTTCATGCCCATTTAATCGAAGAAGGAACGGCCGACCGTACACCAAGCCGGAAAAAGAAAACAAGCGCATCAGGCGCAAAATATGGAAAGAACATCGGCCCGGCAAAACCATTCATGCGACCCGCATTTGAATCGGGCAAAAATTTATATATTCAGGCAATGAACAAATTGGTCACAACGCATTTGGCAGACAAAGTCAAACGCGCGGGCCTTCAAACCAAATAAAAAAAAATAAAAAAATAATATTATGCCAAGCACAGGAATCACCAACGGAACGCTGATTGCAATTTACAAAGACATCAGCGGCACATTGACCAAAATCGCAAACGCGACATCAAACGATTTTTCAATCACCAAAGACATGATTGAAACCACTAACAAGGATTCAGCCGGTGCGAAAGAATACATCGCGGGCGAATACGGGTACACCATGAGTGTTGAAGGTATGTTCGAAGAAGATGCAAGCGTTGGCGCGGGCATCAGCTGGAAAGAAATCATCACCGATTTGTTGGCCGGCACATCCGTGACAATCGTGATGACATCCAATGTTAGCGGCGATTTGAAATTGAGCGGATCAGCATTTTTCAACGAATTAAATTTGACCGCCCCACAAAACGATGTTGCGACATTCACTGCATCAATTCAGGGGACGGGCGCATTGACCGTTGGAACAATTTAATTTTGAATTTGTTGCGTATATTCGCGACATGAACACGATTACAATCGGGGGTGTTCAACACCCCCTTTTTTTTAACATGCGCGCCATTGAAAACATAATGGCCGAATTTAATTTGGAAGATTTCACGCAGTTGGGCGAAAACATGACGGCCAACAACATTGCACATTCATTGAAATTTGCGCGAGCATGCGCATATTTTGGGATTCAATCCGGTTGCAAAAAGCAAGGTCAAAAATTTCCATTTGTGGACATTGATGATTTTGCAGATGCTATTGAATCATTTAGCGAAATCGAACCCGTAATTTTGCAATTTACCAAAGCGGTCGAAGAATTTTTTAAACCCCGTCAAGGCACATCGGAAACGGTGGGAAAGTAGATTCGGCCAAATCTGAATCCCTAACATTTGACCGATTACGCGAAATCGCATTTGGCGAAATGGGAATGGATGACGCATCGTTTGATGATTGCCATCCAAAATATTTTCGTTTACGCTTGTTTGGGATGAGAAATGCCCAAGAACAACAATATCGCAATCAATGGGAATTGTCCCGGTGGATGGCGGCAACCATGATTTCACCACATTTGAAAAAACCAATCAGCCCACAAAAGTTGATGAAATTCCCGTGGGAAAAATCAAACCATGACGATATTGTTGCAAAGGTTACGCGCTATGCGGATATATTTGCGAAGTTGACACCGCCCGCCGAAGCATGAAAGCAATAAACGCCATTTACAATGTTTTATCCAACAATTCCGCATTGACGGCCGTTGTTGGCACGAACATAAACCCATTGCGCATTGTGCAAGGTGTTCCATATCCGGGCATCACAATTCGCGTCACAGCGGTGACACCGCATCCATCCAAATCCGGTCATTCAAAAACGGATTGGGCGAATGTTGAAGTTAACATATATGCGACAACATACACGCAATGTGTTCAAATTGCAGATTTGACGCGCACGGCATTGGAGGTGACAACACCGGGGACATTCAACGGGGTGTATACATGGGAAATCGAATACATGAGCGAATCCCATTTGACCGATGACAATTCCGAAGAATACGGCGTCTATCAAATTATTCAAGATTATTCAATAAGTTACAACCGCTGATGGCATTAAGTGCGATTAATATTGTTTTAAATGCGGTCACGGATCTATTCAATAGAGATGTGAAGGCCGCGGCCGATACGATGGAAAAGTCATCGGCCAAAATGCAGCAAAGCGCAAACAAAGCCGGTCAAGCCATTGAACAATCATTGGGGTCGGGCCAATTGCGCCAAAAGATTGCAGCCGTCACGGCCGAAATTGACGAACAAAAACAAATCACCCGTGAATTCATGATGGAATTGGAAAAGTTGCGCCAAAAGCGTGACACCATGTCGAAAATGGATGTTCAGGGTCAAAAGCGAGTTCGTCAAGAAATCGAACAAACCAAAGCGGCAATCAAAGACCAGTCAATCGCCGTTTCTGAATTGACTGCAAAAAAACAAGGATTCACCCAACAATTGGGAATTACGAATCAAACATTGGGTGGAACACGCGCCGCATTGAATGGGTTGGCCACATCATTTTCATCAGTTAGTTCAATTATCGCAATTGTCGCAGACGACAACAAAGCGTTGCGCAACACATTGATGGGTTTGAACGCGGCATTGAATTTCAGCGCGGCCGTCATGCAAGTCAAAGATTTGCAATCCCAATTTGGTGGGTTAACAAAGTTTTTGGCCAATCCATTTGTTATTGCCACGGTTGCCATTGGCGCAGCCGTTGCCGCCATTTATGCGTTTTCGGATGGTTTGGATGGGGTGAATGAAAAAGTCAAGGAGGCGCAAAAACAACAATCCGAATACAACAAACAAATCCGTGATTTTGCCACAAAGATTCAAGAATTGGGCGAAACGGAATTGGAAACGAATAAACGCCGTTTAGAAGAAACGCAAAGAATGCGCAAAAAATACAACGACAACATGCGATTGTTGTTTGATGATTTGACACGCGCAGAAGGCGAAGAAGATAGGGCCGCAATCAGAACAAAGATTCAAGCCGCAACGGCAAAGTTGACCGAACTTGAATACCTTGAAAAATCGTATCAAAAAAACATTGAAGCGATAAACAAAGAAGCGACCGACAAACAAGCCAAATTGGATTCCGAAGCGGCAAAAAAACAAAGCCAAAGGCGAAAAACTGCATTGGCTGAAATTAAAAAAAGCGCAGAAGAAGTCAAAAAAGTTGAGGCCGATTTGATTGAGTGGTTGGACAAAAAGCGTTTTGAAGGTGGTGAAAAAGCAAAAAAGAAAGCGGCCGAAGATTTAAAACAATTAACCGGTGCAAATCTGATTGGCGGGACGGCCGTTGCGCCCGTTTTGGTTCAAGTTAAAATTGACCCGAAGTCATATTCACAAATCGTTCAGGATTTTGACAATCTAATGGTTCAAATGGCAGCCGCCGTTGAAAAATTGGGCGAAGATATGGCCGTAACATTAGGTGAAACGCTTGGAAATGCGTTGGCGGGTCAAGGAAACGGCATCGAAGGGTTTGTCCGTTCAGTTGTTGGGCAATTGGGTGAATTTGTTAAAACAGTCGGCAAAATGTTGATTGCATACGGCATAAGCGTTGAAAAATTCAAAACGGCGTTTGTTCAACCGGAAGCCGCGGTGGTTGCCGGTATTGCGATGGTTGCGTTAGGTACGGCGGTTGCAAGTCAAATGAGAACCGGCCCAAGCGTTAGCGCGTTTGCCGATGGTGGTATTGTAAGCGGACCAACATTGGGTTTGATGGGTGAATATCCCGGCGCGCGCAGCAACCCGGAAGTCATTGCACCTTTGGACAAATTAAAAACATTGATGAAGCCCGAACAATCATCCGGTTATGTTGCGCAAACGCACATCAGCGGACGCGATTTGGCCATCGTTTTGGAAAGATACAATAAAGATTCACGGCGCGGATAATGGCAAGGATTTACAAAGGTTCGTTTTTATCAATTACAAATGTTGAATACCGGGTTGAATTATGGGATTCATCATCAGGCACAACACCGGAAATTGTTGCGCGTTTATACAATGCGCGGGTTCAATCAGCCGGCGGGTATATTGAAGGCGAAACATGTTGTTTTGACAAATTAGACGCATTGAATTCATCGGTTGAATTAACATTGGCCGGTGATGGAATCAGCATTGAAAGGCAAGGCGAATCAGATTCAGTTTATTCCAATTTTATCAGGCCATCACGGGCAATTGCCCAATGGGTGATGCCGGATCAAAATACATTGGATGATTTTGTCGGCATTCAAACCGAAGCCGAAACCGCATGGGCGATGTTGATTTATCGCAATGATTCATTGATCCATGTTGGCCGCGTATTGGCCGACCAAATGACGCGATTGCGCGAATCCATACAAAGCAAACCAATCATTGATTTGGTGGCTGTGGATGGCCTTGAATTGATGGATGGGTACAAAGTACAATCATCATGGTTTTCGGATGAATACATCACAATCAACCAGTTGTTTCGCCGTTGTTTGGACACATTGGATTTGTCGGATTATTGGGTTGTCAATGGAACGCCACAACAATATTTGTATGATGGCACATTGTTAAACGAAGATAATGCGGCCCGATTAGGGTTCGACATGTATAAACTTTTTGAATATACATTTTTGGAAAATTTTGATCCGTTTACGGATGTCAAAGTTATTGACACGGTTGGATGGCAAATTGAACCAAATTATATTTCAGCAAAACAAGCGTTGGAAAATGTGTTGTTGATGTTTGGGGCGCGATTCACTCATGAAAATGGCGCGTATTATGTGATCCCATTCAACGCGTATAATAACACGACATCAATCAATTTGCGTCAATATTCGTATACCGGGCAATATATCGGGACGACAACATATTCACACCGTCAAACAATTGGCAACGATGTTCGGCCATTGTGGATGGCAAAACCATCATTGTACTATCAACCAGCTGCACAATCGGTGACAATAAACACGCATCGTCAAAATGTGGCAAAAGCGTTGCGCAGTTACCCAAATACATCATCATCAACATTGTCGTTGATTGCCACGGATATTCCAACCGGAACATCACCGGATGCCGCACCGATGCGCATTCGTTTTATGGCAAAATCATTCAAACGATCCGACACATTGGGTGGGGTTTTGTATGTCGAAGATTCAACCGATGTTTACTACAATATCAGGTTGCGGAATTCGGGTGGCTCTTATGTTTATTTGGACGCGAATGGATATTGGTCCGCATCGGGGAATTCGGGAAATCAATTGTATCGCATGCCAACCAAAGACATCAAAGGCGGTTGGATCACATCGGAATTTGAATTGTCGGTGACAACCGCGCCGGTCGGTTACACCCGATTGGAAGTCAACATGTTTGTTCATGGTGTTATTCTTTCCTATTCGGGCGGTGGCAAATGGAAAAACGGCAATTCAGCGTTGAAGGATTTTTGGGGTTCAATTCAGGTTTCATTTGCAGATGCGTCACCATATCAAAATGCGGATTATATTTTTGACATCACGGAGGTCATCACCGCATCCACAGCCAATTTGGCGAATTCAACACCCATCACAATTGAATCGCCATATTATACGGATTCCCTGAAATACGGAATTGGTAATTGGTTGGTGTTTAACGGCACAACCGATGTTTTGGCATCGGATTGGTATGGCGGTTGGGATTCAATTACACACGGAACAATCACCAAAATGTTGGGGTTACAAATGGCATCGATTTACGCCAATTTTGTTCCGGTGGTTCGTGGAACATGGATTGATTCCGGGTCATTGACTGCAATCAAATCATTATATTTTGACAATTATTCATGGGTTTTGAACGGGGTCAAATACAATTGCCGTTCGGAACAATGGGATGGCGAATGGATTGGTGTTTCACCAGTTTATACCTTGACAACATCATCCGGCGAAGGTTTAAAAGTCGAGCAATCACAAACCGGGAATCTGAATAATCGTTTGAATTATGTTGAATCAGCGGTGACAAATTTGAATTCAGCGATTTCCAATGTTCCGCAACAAGTTTTGGAACATTTGGTCAATGATGCCGAAGGCGCGCCCGCATCGCAGCCAACATTGAACACCCGTTGGGAGGTGATGTTGAGTTATGACGATTCAACGGAATTGGTTAATTGGCGGATTCAGGAACACAATGCGCCCATCACATACACGGCCGGGACACACACCATCACCAATGGTTATGAATTAATTTTGTGCGATTCATCCGGCGGAACGGTTACGGTTGATTTACCTGATCCGACAATATCAAAAGGTAAAAAATATTATTTCAAAAAAATTGCATCATCACATTCGGTTGTCATCACCGGCGGCGGGTTTGATATTGATGGCAACCCAACAAAGGTTTTGAATACAAATTTTGAAACATGCACAGTTATCAGCGATGGAACGCAATGGTGGCTGATTGTTCAATAAATGTTGCAAATGTTTATTGTCACGATGTTATTTTCGAAGCATTATGGCAGAAGCATCAATTGACATCGTTGCCGGTTACGATGGATTTAAATATTTCGGATCGGGGACGGTTACATCCGTAAGTTTTGACGCGTTGGTTGTTCAGGCCGACACGGTGTTCACATCGTTCACAGTTACCCAAGAAAACGGAACATCCACAAATGTTTTGTCGGCTCGTGGCATGTCCGGAATTACTTTTCAACAAGGCGCATATTTGCCCGCCGGCAAAGGCAGCAAAATCACCGGATTTGTAATCAGCACCGGAAGCGTAATCGCATATTAAAATGATTGGAATCAGCGCATTAGGAATTGGCATTCGAAGCGCACAATATTTGGGGCAAGGTTGGCCCATCGTTGTTGCGTACAAAAGCCGCGTGACCGCCGATGGCGGTTTCTATGAAGGTGTTTCATGTATGTTAAACAAATTAAACAATCTATAAATGTCAGATTTATTGAATTCCGCGTCATTGGTGATGATTCCAAGCGGATACAAAGAGGATGTTGTATATAGCCAAATCCCCACCGATGGTTCAGGCGACCTATCCTTCACCCGAGCATCCAACGGAACCCGAATAAATAGTGCGGGGTTGGTGGAGGTTGTGGCTTGGAATTTGGTGCAACAATCGGAAACTTTTGATAACGCAACTTGGTCAAAGTCAGGCATTGCAGTAACTGCAAACGCATCGGCAAACCCTTTGACGGGGTTAACAAATGCGGACAATTTAGTTGCCGAGAATGTAAATAATTTTCATTATATTAACCAATCAATTACTTACACATCAGACCAAAGCACAATTTTTATTTATGCAAAAGCCAATGGTTATACTTGGCTTGTAATTGACACGGGCTTATCAAATTGTTTTGCATATTTTAACACCACTACTGGCGTAGTTGGAACGACGGGCAGTAGTTCAACGGCTACAATTGAAAGCGTGGGCAATGGTTGGTATAAATGCATTTTGTCATTTACTGCTATTGCGGGAAGTTCAAATATATATTTGTCAGTTAGAAACGCAGACAATGGCGGTAGTTTTACTGGCAATGGAACGGGCGGAATTTTAGTTTACGGCGCCCAACTAAACATCGGCTCAACCGCCAAACCCTATTTCCCCACAACCGACCGCTTAAATGTTCCACGCCTAACCTACCAAAATGGCGGGGGCGGATGTCCGAGTTTGTTGTTGGAGAAGCAGAGTACGAATTATTTTCCATATAGCCAAAATATATCGCTATGGTATGCGCCCGCAGATGGCGTAACACTAACTTCAAACACTACGGACACGGTAAGTCCTGACGGAACTTACAACGCGTCAAAAATTACTATTGTTGGAGGAAGCAAGCGAAGTTATGAAATTACAAATAGCGTTGCGGGTGTTGGTACTTTTAGTGCTTATGTTAAAGCGGGGACTTCAAACACAATAGTTTTGTATACAAGTTCTGCAAGTGTGTTAATCGGGTATAATTTGTCAACATTGGCAGTCACTCAAACAACGGGAACGGGAACAATTACAAGCGTTGGAAATGGGTGGTATAGAATTACTGCGACTAACACGCTTGGGGCGAGTGAAGTTTTACAAGTTTTATACACGGGCAACGCAAATGAAACAATTTATATTTGGGGATTTCAAGTCGAGGCGTCAAGTTATGTTACTTCGTATATTTTTACTAACGGAGCAAGTGCCACAAGGGTTGCGGATTCTTGTTTTAAGACGGGGATAAGTAGTTTGATTGGGCAGACGGAGGGGGTGTTGTTTGCGGAAATATTTATTCCAAGCATTGCTTCAGTTGGTAACTTTTCTAGTTTTACTATAAACGATGGTACAAATTCTAATTTAATTGACTTTACCGCTTACCCAACTGGTAGAATACAAGCCGTTGCCATTGTTGGCGGCTCAATTACTGTAAATATTGACCTTACTGGATTTGGCTTAACCGCAGGTACTCATAAAATTGCGTTTGCATATAAATTAAATGATTATGTTTTGTATGTTGATGGAGTGCAAGTTGGGGCAGACACATCTTCTTTAGTTCCAGCAACAAGTAAATTTGATTTATTTACTGGACTAAATAGTACCTCAATTTATAAACAAGCCCTACTTTTCAAAACCCGCCTAACCAACGCCGAATTGGCATCACTAACCACAATTTAACACAATGAAAAGTTTTCATAAATTTGAGTTCACCCCTACCGAATGGGCAACACTCCAAAAAGACATACAACAAACCACAACCACCCCAAGCGGGGAAACCTTGACAACTTGGAAAGATTGCGCAGTTGTTGAAATTGGGTTTATTTG